CGTTGCCGCGTCCACGGCCATCACGGGCTAAGCCGCAGCGCCGGTAGGCTTCGCACCATTATCAATGGTCGCGTTGTTACCGATCGAGGACGCGTTCAACAGGTCACCAATACCAGCGGCCATGTTCCTCTGCGTCTCCGCGTCCTTCATGTCCATGATCCGGGAAATCTCCGAAGGCGAATGCCCGTACTTCTCCAACAGGTACTCAAACGGGTAACCAGACTGGATGTCCTTCACCATCGCGTCAGCCCTCTGGGCCTCGGAACGGGAATTCTAATCCTTCCAATCCACGCGCCCAAGACGAGCCTCTTTCGCCATCTTGTCGTCCCCGAGCTGCAAAGCAATAAGCTCAAACACGTCCTTGACACGCGGGGTGAAGAACTCCTTCGCCTGCGTCACCTTCTGCACCAGACCAGCCTCAGCAGCCATGATCGCCTCAGCAGACATGTTCGACATGCCATTACTGGTAATCAAGTACTGCGGCGGCGTCCGGGTCTGCGCGGCGATATGCTGGACCGCTTTCTCAATCGTGTCCGTGAACACGTCAAGCTTCGCGGAATCGAACTGACCAATAGAGGTATTCTCACCAGTCAGCCACAACATGCGGCCCTGGGTCAGTTTCTCCTCGTCAATGTCCCGCTCACCGATCTTGACACCGTTCCCGTCGATGATCGGGATCTTCGGCGGGGCCTGACCCATAATGACCCGGGCAGGCATCGACGCATAGTCAGCAGCGTTGAACAGGTACGCCCACAATAGGTTGATGGCGTTCTGCATCGGGATGACGCCTTGAATCTCAGACAACGGCCCCTTACCGAGGACCGGACGATTCGGGAACTCCACCAAAGGCACACGCCCCAAATGGTTCACACCCGAGTTTTCCTCGTCCATGACCCAGCCGCCATCAAACGACAACGAACTAAGCACGGTCTCAGGTAGCGCTAGCCCGGTATACCCGGCAAACACTCGGGCACGGGAAAACTTGTACACGAAATCGTCATCATAAAGAGTGACGAACTCCTTATTCGCGTCCAGGTCATCCCAGATCACCATCCCGTACTTACGGCGACGGTTCGTCTCCGCGTCATACCAGACAATCGCCTGACGGGCGTCCCGCCACGTGATAATCGGCTCCCCATTAGGGTCACCCCACACCAACGCGAACGAACGCCGGCTGATCATCGCATCCAAGAACCCCTGCGAACTCCACGAGTCCTGCTCATTCATCAGCCAAGAATCATAGAGTTTCTTCTCCCGCGAAGACTGCCGCGAACCCTTGGACGACGGCAGACTGAACCCCTGAACGGCGATGCGCTCCGAAGCTGCGTTGACCACAACCTCACACCAGTTATCAGTGAAGCCCTTATACCGTGACGAGTTGAAGTTCTTCCATTCCTTCGACGCGAAGGCGAGAGGCTGATTACCCTCATAGAATTCCTTGAACTCAGTCGCCTCCTGACCCCGATACTGAAGGATCCGGTACAGCTTATTTACCTGTTCCGTCGCATCCTGCTTCGTCAGCATCCGGGCTCCTAAAACACGTAAACGTACTGGTCTGCGTCAGGGTTGTTCGCGCCCGAAGCCACCGCATCAGCAGCAGCCTCATGCGCGAGCACCGACGACATGGCAAGGTCAATCTTTTGCAACTCGGAGGCCTTACCGAGAATGTAGGTTTGGCCCTGACGCGCACGCTCAACCGCGTTCCGCATATGGAACCCTGTTGTCTCGCACCCGTCATGGGAGAACTTCGAATCCGGCTCAACAATGTCCGTTTTCATCCGCTCCAACGTGGCGTGCATCTGCGAGATACGGTTAGTCCGCCACTCGAAGAACACCTTTTCCCCGTACTGCGCTTTCCACTCGTCCAACTCGGTTTCGAACTTGAACGGGTCACAGTAGGCGCGGACAATCTCGAACTGGTTGTTGATGTCCTCCCACGCCCGGTGAATCTCGGGACGCGGCACGCGGCCCTCCCACTGGCGCGGATCCCAGATAGTTTCCCGCTCCCCACCGAAATAGCGCGGCGTGAACTGGTAAAAATCAAGGGTCTCCAACCGGATACCGGTCACGTCGTTCGTTTCCGAACCGTCAAAACCGGCACAAACCTTCGTCCGCGGTTTCACGGACGTGACAGCCTTCCGCGATTCCCACTGACCAGGCTGCAACCATGACCGCGAACCCGCAACGATCCGGTTACCGAAGAACCGCTCAGCCTCAGCCGGGTTAGCTTCCATAACAGAAGCCGCCTCAGCCTCAATCGACCGGATATCAACCCAAGGGGAATGCCGGTAATTGAACGCGAAAATCTTCTTCCGATCCGCCTTCAACTTGAAATTCAGCTTCGGATCAGGCGGAAAATAGTGCTTGTAAACGTCCTTCTGCCGCGACTCATGCAAATCCTGAGCCTGCGAATTCTCGGAAGGGTCATAACAGTTAGTCGAAGACGACAACCGCCCACCCATACCAGCAGCACCACGCGCCAAAGTCCGGTAGAACTTCTTCATCTTGTTGCTGTCAGTCCACAAACCCGTCTCATCACAGAAACCAGCACTGATACGCGCACCCAAGCGCCCGTCAGCCTTGCTGGTCACCGTCTCGATACGTGAGTCACGGTTCTTGTTCGGGTGCTTGATGAACGCCTCACCAGTCGTCAACAAATTGGCGAGCGGGCCACTATCAATCATCGGAACAAGAGCGCCCCAAGTGTTCTCAACCTGATCCTCAACCACAGCAGCGATCTGAATCCTAGGCGTAGGCCAAGTACGCCCCATCGGCTCACCAACGGCATACTCATACACCCACCCACACGGGCAACCATGATCCTTACACCGGTACACGTCACCAGCAGCGGCGAACCCGTCAAAAAGCGCCGGACCAACAAACTCGAAACACGCCTGAGCCGCAATACCAGGAGACTTGCCCACCTTCTGAGCAGCAATCCAAATCCCGTTACGATACACAAACGCGGTATTCTTCTCACCACGCTTAGCAGTAGACCGAACCTCGTAATAGTTCCCAAGGTAAACAATGTGATCCATCGTCGGACGAAACGGCTCCTTCGCCGTATCACCATCAGGCACACGACAATGAGCGAACATCCAATAAGCGGCCAGCTTGCCAAGAGTCAGAGCCGGGACAGACCCCTCATGCTCCACGAACCTTCACCCCTGAAAAGAGGTCAGTCACGTTCGCGGGCTTCGCGTCCGGCTTACCCTCATCAGGCGCAGCAGACATGCCCTCGTGACCCTTGAAACGCCACTTGTTCCGCAACAAACCATCCGTAGACAAGCCCAACATCTCCTGCTGACGGCGCATCTCAGCCAACAGCGGGGCAGACTTCACACTGATAGTCGCCTCAACCACCGTCAGGAGCCTCACGTACAAGGCAACAGCAGTCTCCTGCTTATCCAGAATCCAAGCCGGCGCCTGACCCTGACCCCACAACTTCCCCCACAATTCCAGCTCACGCTCATGCCGAAACAACGGAGCACCAGTCTCAGGATCATTAGGGCAATCCAACGGCCAAACAGGAGCATCATGCGGCCAAAAATCAGGTAGAATCACCCAATCAGCAACGTCCCGCTCCCGCGCAAACGCATCCAAATCAGCAACCGGACCGGACCTAGCCCTAGCACCACCACGAGCCATCTAACAGCCCTCCAAACTCCCCATTGCGAGGACTGAAGAAAGGCCACCAGCATTGCGCTGACAGCCATTTGAAAACCCTTAGAACCCGCCCGACGTTATTGCGACCTCCCCGGCGCGTCCCGTTCGGTGGGTGTTAGAGGGGCCTCCCCCCACCCCTTTGGGGTCCTGGTGTTGCCCTGCTCAGCTCAGTCGCGTTGGTTCCAGCCGCCTGCTTGCCTCTGTGCTGTTTGCTGCTTGTCACACGTGGTGCATAGGCCTCGTCCGTGTGCTGGGTCGTTGGGGTCCATGTCGAGTGCGATGAGGTCAGCTCTGCCGTGTGGGTAGTGGTCGGCTACGATGCTGGGTCGGAGGTGGCATAGTACGCAGATGGGGTCACGGTCTAGCACGCCTAGCCTGAAGGTGATGCGGTGTGCTTTGGTGTTGTATGCCTTGGTGTTTGCCCAGTGGTCTTGACGTGCGGTCTTGGTATGGGTGGGGCAGCGTGACCCCGGTCCTTCGTGGATGGTGGGGCAGCCAGCGACAGAGCAGATGCGGCTAGGCATTGGTGTGCTGTTGTTCGAGGGCGTGTTGGAAGTCTGCTGGTGTGACGAGTGTGGTGTCTTGGGTGAAGAGGTGGATGCCGCCTGCTTCGAGTGCGCGGTTGCATAGGTCTGAGCAGTCCACGTTGGGTCTGCGGTTGAGCCACGCACGCACCCATGCCGGAATGGCTAGTCCGGTTATTTTGTGTAGTCCGAGGATGACCAAGACGGAGGTGTTGTATGGCCGATTGAGTAGGTCCATGGCTGCGATCATGATCCGTTGCCGTTGCTCATCGGTCAGGTCAAAGTCTGAATTTACGAGGTTCGGGTACTCGGACACTTTGCGGAGCCTGACACGCGGCCTTTCAGCACTCACGCATAGCCCGCCGCCGATATGGACAACGACATGATGGGTCACGCTGTCAGTCGCCCACTCGATGCCCTTGCCTATCGGGTCCGTGGCGTGCTGACGTAGGCCAACCTGACCAGTGAGATCAGTCACGGCTACTCCTATTGAC